GTTCATGAAATCTTTTACTCTTTGTGCTTGTTGTTCTTTTTGCGGCGTTGGGTTTCCAAGTATCTGTGTTCTTACTGGTCCATCACTTGGTAATAATTCTTTGTATGCTGTAGCTTGAAACTGTGTTACAGCTTCTGCAAGAACAGGGTGTGTTGCACCTGAAGCGCCTTGAAAGGGCTCGGTTCTATTTTCGTATTTAAATCCTAATAGGTCAAGTCCATCAGTATAAGATTTCTCCCAATCTTTTCTTGATGCTTTGTAGTCTGTGTAATTAGCTTTCATTTCAGATCCTAAAGGATCTAAAACGTCGTCAGGTAAAATATCTGCAAGGTTATCAAAATGCGCTTCTGTGCCAGGTATGTTAATCGCACCTGGTTCAAAGTCAATCGTTGCACCACCGTCTTCTTCAGGTGTAACTTCAACAGGTTGTTGTTCTTTGATTTCTTCCTTTACCTCGACCTCTTCGCCCGGAACTTTGACCTCGGTACGAGTATTAGGAAGTCCTTTATCTATATCTGCCATTTAAACTCCTATGATTGTCTAACACGTTTTAATAAAAAATCCAAGCCCTGTGGAGTAGGTCCTGCTTCTGGCGGTTTTCCTGATCTATCACCAGCTTGTTTTAGTAATCCACCACCAGCTAATTTCATAGCTGTTGCTTCGCCATCAGCAAACGGATTTAATCTATCAAAAGCTTGTTTTCTCACAGCTGCAACACCGGCCTCTTTTTCGGCTCTTTCTTTTGCAACTCTTTGTTTACCAGCTTCAAATTTTTGTTTTGCCTCCTCTAAAGACATATCTGTTTGCACAGGTGGTGCTTCAATAAAACCAAAACCTGTAGGCATATCTATATTTAATTCTGCTATTCGCTCTTGTTTAACTTTTGCTCTAGCCTCTCTTTCTTCTGGAGACATAGCTAAAATATCTTTTGTGCCACCTATAATATCTGTACCAATTAAATTTCTTTCTAACGCTTCAACTAAATTTTTACCTGCTGCAATATCTTGATAAGTTGTGTAAGCAACATAAGGGGCAACGGCTAAACCTAAAGTTTTAAAACCAGCTGATAAGTATTTTGCTTTTCCTACATCACCAGGAATAGTTTTTGCTACATCGTACATGGTAGATATTATTGGAAGCTTGGCGTTTAGTTGTGGAGCTATATTTTTAGTTATTTTCCGTATATTCTCTATTTGTTTTTTTGAAACTTTTGAAACTTTAAATGCTTTCTCTCCTGCTCTAGGTAATCCAATGTCTTTTAATCTAGTTTTTAACTCTCCAGTTTTTTCTAAAGTTTTTACTTTATCTGCTATTATATTTTGTTGTCTTAAATTTTTTACAATTTCATCTCCAAGATCACTTTTTCTTAAAGTCGTTGTACCATAATCCATAACTTTACTTCCTCTAACTTTTCCAACCGTTAAACCTATATCGTCAGCTAATCTTTCTATTTTTAAAATAGTTTCTTTATCGCCGTTTTGAACAGCAGTTGAGTAAGCTTTACCAAGTATTTGTTTAAAACCTCTGTTAATTGATTTATCTATTGGAGTTACATTTAAAAATTTATCTCCTTTTTTACCAAGCCCTTTTATAGTTTTATAATCTAACGGGTGGTCTAACTCCAAATTAATGTTTGGATACTTACGTTTAATTTCATTTTTTACTCTAGAAAATTCTGCTGCTTTTCTTGTTGCTTCTTGAAAAGCTTTTCTGTTTGGTGTCTCCCCTCTTTGACCGTAAGCATCTGCGATCTGTGCATAAATATTTCTTTGCTCTATAGACTCAAAACCTTTTATTTGACCTAATTTATTTCTTATCTCATACATTTCATCAAGATCTCTAGGTAAAAATCTTACACCAAATCTTGCTTGACTTTTTTTAGGTTTGTTTAAATCACCTATTTGTGTGTAGACATTTTTAAATAAATTGTTGACCTCTTTATCAAAAACATTTTTTTCTAAATTAAGAGCATTCATAATTTCATCAGATGTTTTAAATTTATTTGATCTAACAGCGTTTAATATATTAGATTGATTTTTTGTTTTCTTTAGATCTCTTTGTAAATAAGCTTCAGAGGCAAGATCTTTTGGACCAGTTCTAACCTGATAATCTTTTTTAACTCCTGGTCTTCCTTTGCCTTCGGCAACACCTTTCGCTCTTCGAGTGGCATCTCTTGCCACATTATCTCTTTCTTTTCCCACAGGAACAGATTGAAAATCTTTATAACCTTTTCTTTTCGCAGCTGCATTAAGTTGGTCTAGTCTTTCTTTTGTATATTTTTTATTACCAATAGTAATTAAACCACCATCTTTGAATACGGGACGAGTTAGGTACGCCATCATTTGATTATATTGAGAAATTTTCATTATTCTCCTAGCATGTATGCTAGCCCACCACCTGCTTTTTTAAGTTGAGTCTCACCAACTTCTTCTAGAATTTCACTCATAGAATCTAAACCATCTTCGACATCTCTCATCTTACCTTCAAAATCTGGTTTTACTGTAATCTCTTCGTAGTCTGCTGGTATTCTACCATCTGCAGTGCTCTTCGGTGTTCTATAAGCTATCACTTCTTCTGACACTGTTCCTTCAACCATGTCATCACCTACCGCAGCGCTACCTTGTTTTTGTTTTTTAATAACAATATCTCCAGTGGTTTGATCTTCTACCATTTCATAATTTTTATATTTCTTACCAACTTCTCTTTCGACAGTTGTAAGTCCTGGTGCATCATCACCCAGTCTTCTAATTTTATCTACGAGTTTAAAAAAATAAGCTGGAACTTCTTTTGCTGTTTCAGCTACTACGGGTGCTGCTTGTTTAAAAGGTGTCACAAATTTTGAAAGGACAGGAATAGATGCAAGTCCACCTAGAAGTTTTATAAACGTTCTTCTGGACATACCACCTTCACTGAATTGTTTTCTAAAATTTATACCTATATTATATTGATCTTCATCAACAGGGACACTTTTAAAAACTTGATTATCGCCGCCTGTAAATCTTTGATTAACTCTTGATTTCATATAATCACCACCAATGGAAAATCCTGTGTCACCTATTGGTATCTGCCCCATAATTCCAAAATTTTGATCTGTTGTTGCTAGATCAACACCGGGCACGATTTGATTTTTACTAAAACCACCGCCACCAAAAATTCCTACATTAACAGGACCGATCTGACCCATAGGTATTTGTGGACTTCCAGGTATATCACTCATAACATAGTCATATTGACTACTCTCCACTTGATCACCAGCAAATCCTGCAAGGCCACCACCCGCCATGTTTCTTCTTTTAAAATCTTCAATAATTTTTCTTAATTCTTTTCTACCACCTTTGTCTTTTGGTGCTTTACCTTTTTGAATAATATCTTTGCCAAATTTCTTTTTTAATTTTTTAACAGCAGTTGCTAACCCACCTGCTGCTTTCTTCTCACCAAACTCTCTCTCCATGTATCTTTCTATTATCTTATCTTTTAATTCAGGACGATCATCATAAAAAGGATCGTTATCTAATTGTTGTTTAAAATTTTCTAGGTTGATTTCTTTATCCTGTTCATTCATTTCTTCTAAAATACGTTTCATTTGTCTGTTAACCAAAATACCACCACCTGCGACTGCACCTAGTTCAGGAGCTAGTTTTTCTGGTTCTGTTTGTGCTCTTCGTTTTACACTTTGTAAATATTTTTTATAAGCTTGAAAGGGATTGTTTTCTGACATAGCTTTCAATAATTTCATTAACCCACCACCAACACTAAAACCTATTCGACCACCATCTGCCATATCTGGAATATCATCTGGTAAATCTTTTAACCTTTCGCCTAGATCTTTTTCTTTTTTCTTCTTAAGTCTTTCAACAGATTCTTTGTTCTGTCTTTTCATTCTTGCTAGAATCTCTGCTTCTGTTTCTGTTTTGAAAGGGTCCATGATTCTTGATTCAGGAAAAGGAATAACTTTTTCAGATCTTTCCATATCCTTTGCCATTTTTTTTAAATTTGAAAGTTCACCTGGATTAGGAGATCTTCCCATCTCCTTGGTAAATCTTTTTATCAAACCCATCAAAATAAATTTCATTAGTAATAACTCCTAGGTCTAGGGTCTTTCTTTTCGTCAACATAATCTTCGGGGTGCGTGATCAATCCGCCCTGCCTGAAGCGCATGATAGCTTGTGTTGTAGAGTCCACAAGGTCGTCGTGATCTCCGTTAGGGAATGCTGCGCACTCCTCAACAACCTCCTCTGCAAATTTCTGATCTGGCGCCCATATCATTCCAGACTCGAAAAGAGGTGCTACGGCATTCACTCTAGCATGTTTATCGTTACCTTTACTAGGAGTGAAATTAATCACCGGTATATTCATCTGTCTTAACTCATATGTGAGCGGAAGTCCAGATGCTTTTGCTTCGATGATGACTGACTCTGGCTTCCAATAATCGTATTGCTGTAGAGCCAGACGCCTTAACTCTGGAAACTCGTATCTGCCTTTGATGGCATCTAATAATATTAGATTTGCTGTGCTATCTTCAGTTGGATAGAATACACCCCACGTTGTAATGGCTGAATAGTCAGCTGTTTCTTTCTTCAAAAACGCTGTATCGTAAGATTGTATAACGTGTTGTAGAGGCGGTATAGTTTCTTTGTCGTATACGTTCCACCACTCACGTTTAATAATAGCTCCCTCTTCTGATGTGGGAGCCTGCATCCACTGTGCATTCCATTTACCAACGGGTAGTGATGCTTTAACTTTCTCTAATTCATCTTGGCTCCAATACTCTGGCCACACTGGTCCGTGGTCCATGATTGCCGGAAACT